TCAAGTTTTGGCGCAAGAAAACAACCGCACAGAAACTGCCGAAAAGTGACAGTTGGCGTGCAGTGTCGGCTGTACTGAACGCATGTACCGGTAGGGTAAAATGGCGGCAAGGAGACCCCGCCATGCCAGCGTATCTCGACCAAGACTTTTGGGATGAAGTCGACGCCGAGGCGGACGATCACCCGCTGATCGAGTTCCTGTGACGCTAGTTGCGTGAACATTGGTACACTGTTGGTAGGGACGCGAAGCGTCCCACCACCGGGAGTTCACCATGTCCGACAACTCCGACGTGATCGACGCTGTCGCAGCAAATCTCGCCCAGCCGAGACGCGCCCGCACCGACGCGGGCGAGGTGGAGCAACACGAGCTTGACCGCCAGGTGGCGGCCGCAGAGTTCGTAATGAAGGCCCGGACGCAGTCGTCCGGAAGCCCGTTCGGCTCCCTGCGTCTCGCCCAATGCGTGTACCCGGGGGCACACTAAGCGTGGGCATCCTCGGCAGCATCTTCGGCGGCTCTAGGCGATCGTCGCTCCAAGCGACGGTCGACGCCCAGAAGGCCGCGCTCGCGACAATGGTGCGAGCGAAGTATGACTCCGCCCAAACGAGCGACCTCAACCGCAATCACTGGGCCAGTTCCGACCACCTTTCTGCGGACGCGAGTCTCCAGCCGGCGATCCGGCAGATCCTTCGCAACCGGGCACGCTACGAGCTGCGGAATAACTCCTACGCCGCGGGCATCGCCAGCACCTGGAGCAACGACCTGGTCGGCACCGGCCCCCGGCTGCAGCTCGACCTCGGCCCCGACGTGTCGCCCGAAGCGGTCCGGTCGGTCGAGAATGCCGTGTCCGATTGGGCCGACACGATCGACCTCGCGAAGAAGTTGAGGATCTCAAAGACTGCCAAGATTTCCGACGGCGAGGTTTTCGGACTGAAGACCAGCAACCGCCGACTCCGCGGCGTGCAGCTCGACCTCAAACTGGTCGAGGCCGACCAGGTCATGTCGCCGGCCGGGTTTTACAGCACCGAGCACGACGTTGACGGCGTGCGGTTTGACGCCGATGGCAACGTCACCGACTACTGGATCTCAAAGCGTCACCCGGGATCGCTCTCGCAAGCGTTCCTGCTCGATGGCGACTGGATCGACGCGAACTATGTCTGCCACTGGTATCACGCGACTCGCCCGGGCCAGCATCGCGGCGTGCCGGAGATTGCTCCGGCACTGGAGCTGTTCGCCCTGCTTCGTCGGTACACGCTCGCCGTCGTGACCGCAGCCGAGACGGCTGCCTCGTTCGCCGCGATCCTCAAGACGACCATGCCGGCCGACGGGTCCGGGGCCGCCAGCCTCGAGACGCTGGAAACGATGCCCATCGTCCGCGGGATGGCGATCGCCGCTCCGGACGGCTGGGAGCCCGTGCAGATGAAGGCCGAGCACCCGACCTCGAGTCACGACGCATTTGTGCGGCGGCTCATCAACGAGATCGCGGCCGCGTTGGGTATGCCCTATATTGTGGCTTCCCTTGATTCCAGCTCCGCGAACTACTCGTCGATGCGTGGCGACTACCTCGTCTATCGCAAGCGGATCGCCGTCGAGCGATCCGACATGGAACGCACGTTCCTCGACCCTCTTCTCTACTCATGGCTCGACGAAGCCGTCGCCGTCCCCGGGCTCATCCCCCGCGGTCTCCCGCCGTTCGCGGCGTGGAACTGGACGTGGGTGTGGGACGGATTTGAACACGTCGACCCCTTGAAGGAAGCGGACGCCGACGCCGCAATGATTTCCGGCAACATGGCAAGCCTCGCCGAGACGTGTGCCAAGCGCGGCCGCGATTGGCGGGTCGTCCTCCGGCAGCGGTCGATAGAGCGACAGATGGAGCGAGACCTCGGCGTCGCCGCGCAGCCGGGGGCAATGGCCGCAGATGACGACATGGACGGCATCGAGGCCGAAGACGGCTACCGGCCCCCGCAAGCTGCTCGTGACGCGGCCCGCCGCGGTCTTGAGTTGCGACGTGAGTACGGGCGTGGCGGCACGGCGATCGGCGTGGCTCGCGCCCGGGACATCGCCAATGGCCGTTCACTCTCGCTCGACACGATCGGGCGGACGGTGAGTTACTTCGCACGCCACGAGGTTGACAGGCAAGGTCAAGGGTACTCGGAGGGCCAGGACGGCTATCCGTCTGCCGGCCGGATCGCATGGCTTTTGTGGGGCGGTGACGCTGGCCGCTCATGGGCCGAAAGTGTCTACAAGCGAGAGACCGAGGACGCCAACGCATGAACAACCGCATCGAACTATCCGCGACGCTCAACGTCCAAGCTGCCGACGAGGCCGCCACGCCGACGTTTGAACTTCTGGCGTACACAGGCGCGAGCATCCGCCAGGGGTGGTCGAGGAATCCGCTGGTCGTCGACCTCGCCCAGATCGACGCCTCGCGACCGATCCCGATCCTCTACGCACATGGCAAAGAGATGTCGATGCTCGACAGCGTGATCGGCCGAAGCCTTGAAGCCACGAACGACGGCAGCCAGCTTGTGCTCCGCGGAGAACTGATTCGCGGGACTCCGGCCGGCGACAAGCTGATCGCTCTCGCGAAGGCCGGCGTGCCGCTGCAAGCGAGCATCGGGGCCGACGTGGGCTCAATCGAAAACATCGCCGCGGGAGCCAGCGTGACCGTCAACGGTCGCGAGTTCTCCGGCCCAATCAGTGTTGCTCGTGGGGCGGTTCTCCGCGAAACGAGCGTGGTCCTGTTCGGTGCGGACAGTCAAACGTCCGCGGCTATCGCCGCCGAGGCGAGTGAGGTTTCCAATATGAGCGATCAGCTCAACGAGAAGCCCGTCGAGGCCGCCGTGCCGAAGACGGAAGCCCCGGCGATCGTCGTCGCGGACCCGAAGCCAATCGTCGCCACTGCTGGCGGTGACGGTGCAAGCCTGCTCGCTGGCGAGGTCGCCGAGCTGGTGATGCAGCGAATCCGCGAAGAGCGGGTCGCGGAGGTCCGGGCTTCTCGCCCGTCGGCTCCCGCGATCCACGTCGTCGATGCCGCCGCGGCCAACGAGCCGAAGGTGGTGGAGGCGGCACTGTGTCTCGCTGGCGGTCTGGCTCACCCAGAAAAGGTCTTCGACCAGAAGACCCTTGAGGCGGCTGACCGGCGGCGAAACCACACGTCGCTGCAGGAGGTTCTGATCGAGGCCGCCCGCCGGAACGGCTATACCGGTCCGGCTCGCATCCATGACGGCAACCTCCGCGAGGTTCTTGCCGGTGCGTTCCCGCAAGTGCAAGCGACCAGTTTCGCCACGCACAGCATCAGCAACGTGCTCGCGGCGACCTACGGCAAGTTCCTGCTCCAGGGCTACAACGCCGTCGAGTCGACGTGGGACATGATCGCGTCGATCCGCAGCGTCAGTGACTACAAGACGGTCACCGGCGTGCGGCTCAACGGTGGTTTCGAGTTCGAGGATCTCGGTCCTTCCGGCGAACTGAAGAGTGCCGACGCCTCGGACGAGACGCGGACGATCAAGGCCAAGCTGACCGGCCGTATGAGTTCGATCACGATGGTCGACATCGTGAACGACGACCTGGGTGCTCTCACCCAGGTGCCGAGCCGGCTGGGCCGTGGTGCCGCGGTGAAGCTCAATAAGGATTTCTGGACCGAGTTTCAGCTCAATAACTCGACGTTCTTTCAGAAGGAAACGGCTGCGGCTGGAAACGCCTTAGCGATCTCGTCGCTAAAGACGGCGGTGACTTCCTACAAGAAGCTCACCGATCCGGACGGCAACCCGTTGGGCATCACGCCGTCGATGATCCTCGTTCCACCGGACCTGCAGATCACCGCCGACGAGATGATGGGCTCGACGGTGCTCATCACCGGAGAGAACGCCACGCGGGGTAACGTGAACGTGTTCGCTGGTCGGTTCCAGGTCGTGCCCTCGTCGTACCTGACGAGTGCAACGACCTGGTGGCTCGTCGCCAACCCGGCCGAGCTGCCCTGCATGGAAGTCGCGTTCCTTAACGGTCAGCGGCTCCCGACGGTGCAGCAGGCCGATGCGGACTTCAACCAGCTCGGCATCCAGGTTCGCGGCCACTTCAGCTACGGCGTTGCCAAGGCTGAGAGCCGCGGATGCTACCGGATGGCGACCGCTTGATCGTAATGTGATTCGTTCCCGGCCGGCGGGGTTCCAACCCGCCGGCTGGGGCTCTAAAACTTCATACTCCCGTTTACGAAAGGTTCTCAGATGGCTTCTTATTACGCAGACGGCGACAAGCTCGATTACACTCCGACGACGGGCGTGGCAGCGGGCGAAATCGTCGTTCTCGGTGCCCTGGTGACGGTTGCCGATCGTCCAATCGCCGCCAACGAACTCGGTGCGGTGCTGACCAACGGCATCGTGACCGGGCCGGTGTTTACTACCGGCGTCACCGGTGCCCAGGGTGCGGCCGTTCGGTGGTACGCCGCGTCGGGCGTGTTTGACGCCACGACTGGTGTCACCGCGGGCTACCTCGCCCGGCCTCGACTGGTGACCGATCGCCAGGTGGCGGTGCTCCTCTGGCCCTCGTGACCGAC